CTACTGGAATAGGTAAATCTGGTGCAGGTAAACTCGGTGCAAAGGCAGCAGGTAAGTCGCTATTGAAAAAAATTCCAGGCGTAAGTATACTTGCTGGTCTTGGGTTTGGTGCACAAAGAGCATTGCAAGGGGATTTTGTTGGCGCAGGATTAGAAGTCGCGTCAGGAGCAGCAGGAACTGTTCCGTTTTGGGGAACAGCAGCTTCAATAGGAATTGATGCTGGATTGGCAGCGAGAGATCTCAATGCGCTTCCTGACAACACACCTACAACTGCAGCAAATTCTGCTCCTACTTCTTCCTTAGCATCTACTGCAGCAACAGGTGCTGCTGGTGCTGCTGGTGTTAAAGTGGCAACAGGTGCTGCTGGTGCTGCTGGTGTTAAAGTGGCAACAGGTGCTGCTGGTGCCACGAAAAAACCGAGCATGTTCAATAGAGCTGTGAATAGAGTTATGGGTTCTGCGAAAAACATGCCTGCTAAAGCATCTTCGTTCCTTGGTTCCGCTGGAAGAAAATTAGGAACTGCAGGAAGATTTGCTGGTAGAGTATTGGGTAAAGTTGCTTTACCGCTCGCAGCAGGTATGGCAGCATACGACGCATACAAAGGTTTTAATGCAGATGAAAAGGCAACAACAGGGCAAAAATTCCTCAACGCAGGAAGAAATATTGCTAGTGGGTTGACCTTTGGGTTGGTCGATAGTACTGAAGAAAAAATGGCATCTGGTGAATATTCTGGTTCACAAATTAAACCAGTTGGTAAGACTGCAGGATTGGAAACTGGAAGAAATCTAGATGGTGCAGTAATTGAACGTGGAACTGATATGACTGCTAAATCTGCTGCGCCAGTTATAAACGTACCACCGCCAACAGTAATTCAAGCACCTGCCAATACACAGCAATCCCCTGTGTTCGGTTCTGGTAGAGATTATATCAACGCAAGACCAACTGATAGCACGTGGTTAAGATTCCAAGAAAAAAGAGCAGTGGCATAATGAAATGGGGGAGCGAAACGCTCCCCCAAGTTTTTAGTCATCAGCGAGACTCGAGAAGTAACTCATCGTGTCATCGTCACTGTCTTCCTTCCAAGGTGGACTGTCATCTGTTGTCTTAGCAGCAGGTGCATTTCGCATCTTGGTTTCAACGAACAGTTCGTCTTCAGCATCAAGCGGATTAACCTTCTCCGCAGTTGCCATACGCGAACCACCACCTGTTAGAACAGCATTCATCTTCGCCTTCAGTTCATCATATGACTTGAAGTTCGAAGGATCGAGGAAGGTAGCAAGCGAATGCGCACCCTTCCAGACCTGCTCCAACTTATCCTCATCATCATCAAGAGGAGTTGGACCGTCGAATTCTGACTTATCGTAGTTGCGATAACCTTCGACCTGACGAATGCGCAACTTGAAGTTAGCACCTTCCCAAAGGTCGAATGGGTTAACTGGTTTCTCATCTTCAAACGTTGGTTGCATTACATCCTTGATCTTGTCAAAGATTTTCTTACCATACTTGTAGAGGAATACCTTACCTTCATTCTCTGGATTTGCGGGATCGCGAATTACCAGAACGTTGGAGATGTAAGAAAGACGACGCTTTTGCTTACGAGCGATTTCCTTATTCGCTTCGATACCTGAGTTCCAAAGTTCGGAATTCAGTTCGCCGACGGGATCTGGTTTGTTGATTGTGGTCAACGAGTTTTCGATATACCACTTACCAGTTGGACCCTGGAAACCATGATCAAAAACGCGAACCCAAGGAAGTTCCTCACCTGCTGGAGCAGGGAGAAAACGCAGGACTGCCTGACCATTACCTGCCTTATCGACAGTTGGTTTCCAGAAGCGATCGTCGTCGCCACGCTTTTCATTTGATGGATTTGCGATTGACTCAACTGCCTTCATGAGTGAGTCGAAGTTTCCGCGATTCTTACGAAGTTCGGATAGTGAATTAATAGACATATTTGTATTTCCTTATATTGCGATGTATGTTTAATATTTGCGGTTTGTATTATAATCATCGTAGTCATCATACTCTTCAGCATCATTACTACCTGAGTATTTATACAGGTTCTTACGGTGTTTATTTGATTTATCAACACCTTTACGTACTTCTCTTACTTTTGGTTCATCATTGCCCCAATAGTCCCTGCTTCTTGAATTACCCATTTAACAGACCACTTGGCCTTTCTCCTTGATCCATAGTTGAGAGAATTTCGACCGATCGATTCGAACGAACGGACGATACTTAATTATCAAAAGATTTAAATCGTTCCAGATAAAATCATTCAACAATTCAGTATTTACATTATACCTGAAATCTAGTAGTTTGTCAAGTATAATAACTGTTTCTAGTGAAATTTTTTTACCCAACAGCATCTTAATTACTATTGGATGTTGATTGTCGTAAGATACAAAAGGATCTTGCTCTGACTTGTCTGCTTCTAAGAGTAAGCGACTAATATCGTCAGCGAACATGTATGACAACCGATCGTGTCTACCTTTCCACTTCTCATAGATATCGTCAGAATCTGCACTAAAGATGCCGCCGTTCTTATCTCCTGCTGCAAAGTTTGCAACAAAGTAGTTGATAATTTCTTGACGAGCGACGAACTTCTTCGCCAGTTTCCTGAATAGGAAAACATCTCTTCTTTTTAAGAAGGCAGACTCTGACGACTTGACAGCACCTTTAGTAACGGTGATGTCATAAGACGCAGTAGTGAAATGTAGTTTAAGTGCCATATAGAGGCGATAAACTTCATATGCTTCCATTAAAGTGGTAATTTCCCGCCAGATTTACGCTTCAGCATATTTAGTTCTTCTGCTTCTGCTCTAATCTTTTCTTTAAGAGAAGTGGTGAGTAAAACAGCAACTGACTCCATCTCAATATCTTTTTTGACACAATAGTCAAGAAGAATATCCAAACAAGGAATACCATTCTCGAATGATTGTTTCTCTATGAATTGAGAGAACTCAGTTGCTGAATTATACTCTTTTGTAATTAAAAATTCATTGGTTACTTCAGAACCATCCATTACCATATTCAAAGTTATTATCCTGCATAAAAAATGTGATCGCCGATTTTTGTAACACGCTTTAAATTCCATCTTGGATTAACATAATCCGCATGGTAGAATAAAACGTTACGTCCAAGTATACCCTGATTTGCCCCAGAAAGCAATACTTTTTCAGCAATTTTTTTAGATTCTGAATATTGCTGGGCACTACGCACAGTCTTCTTTCCTTCGCATACCCATGAGAACTGGCAGACACGCTTTGTTCTCTGATACACGACTGAGCATACAGACTTCGGGAACTTGGGACTTTTTACGCGATTGATAGTTACTGCAGCAACCGCCAACTTTCCTTGAGTCGACTGGTTTCCTGCTTCAAAGTAAATATTGTCTGCTAGACACTTCAATTCGCGATTATTTGCTAAATGTATGTTTTGGGTTTCAATTTTTCTTAATGCGGTTTTCTTTTTTTCTTCTGCCGCATCTTCTTTAATCTCTTGGATTACTTCTACAAAGCCGAGGGAATATTCCCTCGTATCTCTCTCGATAGCATCTTCAGCATATGAATTGATTCCATATAAACTATATACTAATACTGTAAAAATCGAAAGAAACTTGAAAAACTTCTTGTTAAAGGAAGTCATCTTATTTCCTAATACTTGTTAAACTTGAGAGGGTATTATCCAGTGACTCCCCACACTGGTGTCCGAAGACAAAAAAACCTACTATGCGTGCTTTTTCAAGTAGAGGCGTAGTAGGTCATGCAAATATTTATAAGTGCAGAACCGTAGTGGAACTCGGTCCACCTTCTTCTTAGAACGGTTGATAGTTTTATTCTGTTTCGAGGAAAAACTATCAAAAACCCAATGAGATTATGCGGCTAGCGCATATCCTGCAAAGGCAACGTTATCGTTTGCATTTACTTTTAGTGGGCGCTTTACCCAGTCAATCAGTCTACTCTCGCCTTCAACTCGCAGTCGAATCCTAAGTACACCCCCATCAACTATACACTGGATCATTGAGTATTATCAGGCATCTTACGCCCTCTCCCCAATGTATAGATGGTGGAGGTGAGGGGAGTTGCACCCCTGTCCTACGCAGCATTCAGTTTGTATCAACAACTGATAATCTATTTATACTATACATGACGTAGGAAGTCAAGTATTTTTTACCATGGTTCCCCATTTTATTTTCAACCAAATTCTTTCATGAACGTAGTAGTCTACACTCAGCATTAAATGTAAGACAGTTGAAAAACCTGTCGCTTCACCGATATTTCCAGTAAACAGGTATGTCCAAAGAATCGTGAACAACCATGCAGATACTCTGTATGAAATACCTCGAACTAACGTGCGTGTTTTTGTTTCAAACATCAATTTGATTCCTTTCCACGATATACGGAGGATCGCCTGTATTAGAGAGTTTAAATGTCAAACGATTTAACAATCTGTTCTCGAAAATCTGATCAGTTTCTTGACGACGTTTATGCAGTGTTAACAACTGATCACTCAAAACAATGTCACCAACTTTCCAATCATGATGATACATAAACTTTTCTTGGAAGAAGTAATCTTGTAAATCTTGGAATAACGATCCGTCGTCGCCATCGATCTCACAATCGTTATTCGTGTAGAGATAGATACCCTTGACACCACCTGCATTTTCTTGCTCTAACCACATTTTATATTCATGCTGATTCTTAAGCATGTATTCTCGTTGACGGTCATCCATTACGTCAGACCATTTTAAGAAGTTATACCGAAAGTTTGCATACTTACCTTTTACTCGCGCATACAACTCAGGTGGCATTTCTGCCAATGCGATAGCAGTATTCATCCAAGATGTTCTGGTTCCTTCAACACCCTTAATGCCTTGCAATGCAACACCATCGGCGCGATCTGGACCATTAAGATTACAATGCCAATCTAGTTTCCCAAGAGGGAAAATACCATTGTATTTCCCATCCTTCGATTTCTTGCCAGTTACTGCCTGTATGGGGAAAAATTCTGATTTATCCCAATTATCTATGTCAGGATATTCCGTAAACATCGGACGCATATTTCCATCAAAATCAGAACTCAATTGGTTCCAATTAGAAATACCACCAATCTCGTGGATCAGTCTTGCATAATTTATGGTGCCAGTATCCTGCTCTCTGAATACGACGATGAGTTCCTTCAACAACAACTCTCGGATATAGTTACTATCTTCTTGCGTGAAGTTTGTAATATCAAATCCCAAAACTTCTACTGCGCCATAATCTAGTTTGTTAACTTGCATATTATCACCTTCAAATTTTATGCTTCCCAAGGAAGTTTTTTTCCAACCGAACCCCATTTACCCTTGGGACAGGATGCACGATTAAGTTTTGTTTTTACAGGCATCAAACATCCGCATTGACTGCATATGCGTTTATGCATTAAATGCTCGCATTCCAAACAAATTTTCATCCTTTGTTCGGACAGTTCACTCACTGGTATAATACCCATTTTCATAATAGTCGCGAGTGCGAAGAAGTTTCTTCACCCAGTCATCACGCTTTTCAATGAACACTTGTGGAGCATCGTCCTCGACTGCGATTAGAATTACCAACCATGGAACAGGAATACCAGTGCGTTCTTCATACATGATAGCATATGCTGCTGTCTGCATGAAGTAACTTTCAATGTAAGATTTAGATTTCGCTTTGTTGGAAGTCTTGAAATCAATAACAGCACGTTTACCATTATACTCAGCAATACAGTCGACACGACCTGCCATGCGCAGGTGATCACTATAGAGTGCAAGTTCCTGACAATGAATGTTGCTGATTGGATCTAAGATAGGTTTAAACTTGTTAAACATCTCAACATCAAGCATCGATGCTTTAACTTCATCAATCTTGTCACTAACGTTTTCGTTCTTGAGATACGTTTCGGTTAGTGTGTGAATCTTAGTTCCACGAGTCGATGCTTTGTTTGAGATCTTGTTTGCTTCTTCTTCGCCAACACGCTTTCGCCAAGCAGCGATAGAGTCGCGAGAGAGAACTCCTAGAACGGTGGTGGCAGAGGGATATGCAGTGCCACTGGCATTTACATAAACTCTACCACCATCTTCGCTCGTAGTTGATTGGGCAAAATCTTCATATTCATATATCGTTTCAAACATCATATATCCATTATACTACATTTTACAGAAAAGTCAAGCCCTTAATTATGTTTTTCTTCATAATCTAACCGAGCAAGGATATATTCCTTGACAAGTTTCGATCTGACAATATCATTCACGGAAAACTCGACCGTCTTAAACGAGGGCATCATATTAGCGATTGCAATAAACTTTTGCAATCCTGACATATCGTTCTTTTTATTTAGGTCGGTTTGACGGAAGTCTCCACAGAAGATAATCTTGGAGTTCTTACCGATACGTGTCATAATAGAGTTCAGTTCCATGTCAGTCATATTCTGACATTCATCAACAATGATCACTGAATTATCAAGTGTGATACCACGCACGAACGAGGTGATTAGGAAATGAACGGTCTTTTGCTCCTGCAGACGCAGGAATGGTTGGATGTGATTAAGTAAGTCATCACATATCTCAACATAAGGTAAAGTATAGACCTCTGTTTTTTCCTTCTCGTCACCTGGAAGGTGTCCGATATCTCTTGATGGTACTGCTGAACGAACAACAACAAGACGTTCATAATCTGTTGTTGGGTCCAGAACTTCTTCAAGTGCTTTATACATGGAAATAAAAGTTTTTCCTGTTCCTGCTACACCATGTAGTAGCATTGCAGTGGACTGTTGATTGTAAAGATCGAAGAAGAGTCGTTGATTCTGTGTTTTTGGTTGAATGTGTTTTAGATCTTCGTATTTAACTTTGCACAGTTTACTCTTTTCAATAGTTACCTTTGGTTCAGAATTCGTTACAACTTGGAGATTGTTTTTTCTTCTTGTCATGAACAGTCCTTATTCTTATCTAGAGTGAATACAAAAAAGGCGACTCCACGAAAAGTGGGGTCGCCCTTTGTTACCGAAGAAGTTCGGTATCTGAAATTGGAATGGGGATACTATTTTTTAATCTCATACAGGTATTTATTAAACTGCGTCGCTCCACCACTCTGGAATAGGACGATTTTTCCATTTTGCCATATTATTTTTTGCACCGAGATAATAGTTACGATAAGACTGCAAGGAATCGCCTGATACCTTGTATTCGTCTGGCATAGCAGGAGTAGGTTGCGTCAAATAATCAACAGGAATATTAACAGGAGGTTTACGTAACCAATAGACTAGACGATTGCAAGAATGCATCTTGCCGTATCGATGAGTGTATTCCATAAGAAGGGACTGGAATAGACACATAAGCCAAGTATAATTATTGTTAGACTGGCGAACCCAGACAGCACTCGGATGATTGATGTGTGTTGCCTTGTATAATTGTGCCTCAAGAGAAGTATCCTCTAATCGCCAACGTTTGATTTTTCGTCCACTGGAAGCATCAATATATTCTTTACCATCAAGAACACGATGTGCTGTTGAAAGTAATTGGGCATACTCTAGAATCATCTTGACAACATGCTTGTCGTTATGGTACTCTGCGCATTTGGTGACATTACTGTCAAG